TAAAGCCTTTGGTAAAAAAGGTACTAAAGTGATAATCGGAAATCACGATAGGATTATAATGAGGAAAGCACAAACAAGTGCTATTCCAAGTAAATGGATAAAATCGTATAAAGAAGTCTTAGAAGTACCTAATTGGGAATTTGTTGACCATTATATACAAGACAATGTATTGTATCAGCACGGAGAAGGAGGTACTGCTAGAACATCTTGCAAAAATAATATGATAAATGTTGTACAAGGACATCTACATACACAAGCATACTGCGAACACTATGTTGGTAAAAATTTTAGAACATTCGCCTTACAGACTGGTTGTGGTATAAATCATAATACTTACGCAATGGCCTATGCTAAATATGGAAAACGCCCTGCTGTTGGCTGTGCAGTTATACTAAATAATGGAACAACTCCTATTTATTTTCTATTGATAATAATAGTTTTGCTTATTGCAGTATAACCTATTTTAAAGCATTCTAAGGCACTTTCTACTGTTTTTAATAGTATACCCTAGATACGACTTAAAATCTCTAATATCAACATTTAATTTGTTAATAACTTTATTAATTATTTAGTTAAAAACTATGTTAATTGGTTCTTTTTTTGTAATTTTACATCATAATTAAAAACAAAAACAGAAATTATGAAAACAAAAGAATTAAAATTAACGAAACAAGAAATTGAAAAACTTATATTACTTATGGACGATAAATATTCTAATACAGGAATGTTTTACCAAACAAAAGTATTATATGACAAACTACTAAATTCAGCAAAATAATTAATAACTAAAAGGAAATAAAATGACACAATTTAAAGTAATTAACAGAGAAACTAAAGAAGTACAAATATTTAACACAGAAGAGATATTAAATTTCTTCAGATGTGAATATGACCCACAAACTAAAAAGGTAAAGTATTACAACAATATGAGAGATTATGCTATTAGTGAAGTTAAGTCTAAAATACCTTCAATAGTAGATACATTTATAAAATCAGTAATTGCTGTAGCAATTGTAGTATTAACAACAGATTTAATATTAAGATGGCTTTAGATAGTGACAAAATAATATCTGAAGAGTGGCTGTTAAAGCCAACACTAAAAGCAGTATCTTTGTATTGTTATAATCATAAGACTAATTATACTGATTATAAAGAAGTAGATAGTACAGTAAGAGTAGTAGGTACTAGAAAGCAGGTACTAGACTTATTTAAGAAACTACTTATAGAAGAAGGCTTACAGCTAAGGAGTAGTATTCAAATAGAAACTACAGACCTACATCTTAAATTATACAAAGAAAATAATAACGAAGCACTAATAATTAATTAATATGAAAAATGAACTAATACATAAAGCAATGAATGACATAAATACATTTCAATGCTGTGATGGAGAATTATATTTAAGAGGTACTGATGAATATGGTAAAGATTTTCAAGTAGTCTTTGATGCTTATAACTTTATAGATTGGATAGATTCAGAACAAATAGAGTACATAAAAGAACAACTAATTAAACACATACAAGAAAAATGAAAACAACTATAAACAAATTTGAATTTGCAAGCTGGTTTGCTGAACATAGACCAAACGCTTTTAGTCCTATTGGAAGACTAGAATTATTTGAAATGCTAGAATCTTATGAAGAAGACACAGGAGAAGAAATAGAGTTTGACCCTATTGCTTTATGCTGTGAATATAGAGAATATGAAAATATGGAAGAATTTTGGGGAGAATATAACAAAGAAGATTATCCTGATGAAGAATCAATAATGAATTCTACATTTTATTGGGCTTTTGAAAATGGAGATTCTTTTATAATACAACAATTTTAAATTAAATTTTGTATTTTTAACACAATTATTAACACAATCAAGAAAATATGAAAACAGAAAAACTAAAAGAAAAATATATCAAATACGAACTAACTAAAGATGATGTTTTTAAACATCAACACTATATTATCATAACACGTAGTGGAATAGAAAAAATCCAAGCCATTGAAAACATTACTATATGGTATGAAGTGGTAAAATGTGAGCCTAATTTTGCAGGAGTAAAAGCAACTGCAACTAAAGATGGTTGTACTGTAGAAACATTTGGCTCTGCATTAAAAGGCAATAGTTTTAAAGATGGTAATACTAATAGTCATTATGTACTTGAAATGGCTGAAAAGAGAGCATTATCAAGAGCAGTACTAAAGATGACAGGATTTTACGAATTAGGAGTATTTGGAGAAGATGAAGCAGAAGATTTTAAAAAGAATAATAACTAAATAAATAAATAAAAATGGAAATAACAGGAAAATTAATTAAGAAGTTTGACATAGAGTCAGGCATAAGTAAAGCAGGTAAAGAATGGAATAAACAATCTATACTAATAGAACAAAATGCAGAATTTAACAAAGAAGTAGTAATAAGTGCATTTGGTGATAAAATAGAAAAATTAAAAAATCTACAAGAAGGTGATAACTTAAAAATATTATGTAATATATATTCAAGAGAATATAATGGAAGGTACTTTCATAATATAGATGGCTATTGGTTTGCTAAAGCAGAACAAGATGTAAAAGAAGATAATAACGATAATATGCCTTTTTAATATGACATCAGAAGATAACTTTAGAGAAATATGTAATCTTACTACAAAAGTATTAGGATTGCAAGACAATCATCTAGAAATTAAAACTAGGACAGTAGAATATATGATACCTAGAGCTGTTGCTTGTATGATTGCAAGATTAGAAAATGGTACTAAACATAGAACTATGTCTAAAATATTAAAATTGAATAGGGCAACTATATATTATTATGAGAAAGAACATCATAAAAGATTTAAATTTTGGCCTGATTATAGAAAAACTTTTAATAAAGTTTATATAGAATATAAAAATTTAGAATCAAATAAAAGAGTTTTTATTCGTTCTGCTTCTATAAAAAATCATTTAATTAAAAATGGTATAGAAGAAAGTGACAAACCTGATTTATCAATATGTATAAAATCAGGCAATGTTAAAACTATTATAAATACTACTTATTATGAATGTTCTAAACAAATAGAATTCATTAAGTTAGCGATGAAAAATTATAAATATGAATTTCAATTAATAGACTTAAATGACTCAATATAAACCCAATTACTACGCTGTTATTCCTGCTAATGTAAGATATGATAAAACATTAACTCCTAATGCAAAATTACTTTATGCAGAAATAACAGCACTATGTAATATGAATGGAAAATGTACAGCATCTACTAAATATTTTTCTACAATTTATGAAGTTAGTAGAATATCTATACAAAAATGGCTTAAAATTTTAGAAGATAAAAATTATATAAAGCGTGTTAACATATATAAACAGGGTAGTAAAGAAATAGAAACACGTATAATTACATTGGTTAACGACTCTAGTAAAGAAAAGTTAACAAATAATACTAATACTAAAGTATATAATAATAATAATACTACGTATAATAATAAAGAGCGTTTTAAAAAACCTGATTTATTAGATATTAAAAATTATTGTTTAGAAAGAAAAAATAATATAGATGCTGAAGCCTTTATAGATTTTTATGATTCTAAAAATTGGAAAATAGGAAAGAATAAAATGAAAGATTGGAGAGCTGCAATTAGGACTTGGGAACGTAGAGATAATAAAAAGCCTAATATGTCTAAATTAGATGCACAAATAAGTGCTTGGAATAATGCAAAAAAATTGTTGTAATATGAGCGAGGTTAGTAAATATAAATTAAATATTAATGTGAGGTTATACTTTGATTAATTTACAATTCCTCGCTCTTATTAAAAAATAAAAAAATGAAAATAGAAAATGTAAATAAAGGAGAAATAGTATTTTGTAATATAATCTTAGAATATTTTAGGTCAAATTATAAATATAAAAAATCTTTTACGAAAAATTTAACTGAATGTATATTTGCTAGAAAATATGATTGTAATGATTTTCCTAATTTAGATGTTGTCAAATATTCTATGTTTATAAATAAATTAGACAGAAAAAATTCACAATATATATCTAATGTAAAAATTGTAAATTTAAAAATATTAACAAGAACAGGATATATAGCAAAATTTAATAGATGAAACCACTTAAACAAGAAAATATAAAAGAATTGTCTGAAAAAGTCTTAGACCTTTTAGCAAAAACATCAGTAGAAATAGGACACAAGACAGATGCTCAAACTTTAGCAACACTATCTAAAATATTTGCTAATGATTTAATGACTGAAAAAAGATTTTTTAATTTATGCTTTGAGCAGATAGAGACAGCATTTCGTATAGGTGTAAGATTTGGAAAAGATGAACCATTTTTAAACATTAGAACTTTTTACAAATGGGTGTATAGCCATAAGAAGACCATAGACGAAGCATACTACGAAGTAC